CGCTCGCTCGTTCTCGCGCTCGCGGCCGGGGCCGTCGAGCCGCTGCTCCAGCTCGTGAGGTCTGCATGATCACCGCTCTCCTCGTGGCGGCCGCCGCGTACGTCCTGGCTGGCGACCGCCTCGGGCCGATCGCCGCGTCGATGCCGCTCCCGCAGCTCGAGCGGAAGCACGTCATCGGCGCGGGCCTGATCGCGGCCGCCGCGATCGCCTGGGGATCCGGCCGGCCGTCCACCCCGACTCCGTCTCCGACGCCCGCCCCCGACGCCCGGCTGGTCCTCCGCGGGACGTTTGTCGGCCCCGAAGCCTCGGCCGACGCCGCCACCGTGGCCGCCCTCATGGACGAGCTGGCCGCGGAGATCGAGTGGGACGGGATGCAGGCCGAGCCGCTGATCCGGACCGGCGTCGCCGTCGACGACCTCCGCCAGCGTGCCCGAGAGCTGCGATGCCGCGGCGTGAGCCTGGGCGAGAAACACCCAAGGGCCCGCGAGGCGATCAAGGTCTACCTCGACGGGGCCGCCGGCACTTCGGGCGGTCCGCTCACGCCGGCCCAGCGTTCCGCGTGGGTCGCCGCCTACCGCGAGATCGGGAGGGCGGCCGCCGATGCCTCGCGCTAACGTCCTCCGCTGGCTCGCCGTCGCGGGCCTCCTCGGTCTCGCGGCGGCCGCCGTGGTCGTCGGCTGGGGCCGCGGTCCGTCGCCGGCTGGTTTCCTGGAAGACGAGAACTACGGTTACCGCCCAGACCCGCAAGGCGTCGAGGCGTTCCTCGCCGAGCTGCCCCAGCCGCTGTTCCGACAGGCCGGAGCCGAGACGGTCCGCGAGGCGAAAGGCGTCGACACGTTCCTCTACCGTGCCGCCCAGAAGGCTCACGTCTCACGCTACGGGAAGCCGTGGGTCGTCGAGCGGCAGGGCATCGGGGACTGTGTCTCCTGGGGCTGGGCCCACGGGGTCTACGTCGCCCAGGCGATCGACTGGGAGACGGGCCGCCTGGCCGAGCCTCCGCTCTTCCCGAGTTCGGAGGCGCTATATGGCGGATCCCGTGTCGAGGCCCGCGGCCGATCAGGCGACGGCTCGTCGCCGGTCGGCGGCTACTCCGACGGATCGTATGGGGCCGCGGCCGCCCGGTTCGTCCGCGACTGGGGCGTCGTATACCGCGAGAAGTTCGACCGCTACGACCTCTCGACCTACTCCGCGAGCCGCGCGAAGGACTGGGGCGCGTACGGCTGCGGCGGCCAGGGCGACGGCGGGAAGCTCGACACGATCGCGAAGCGGCACCCGGCCCAGCACGTCGCGATGGTCACGACCTGGGCGGAGGCGGCCGCCGCGATCGAGGCCGGCTTCCCGATCCCGGTCGCGTCGATGCAGGGATTCGCGAGCGTCACCGATCAGCATGGCTACGCCGCGGCCTCGGGCCAGTGGGCTCACCAAATGTGTTTTATTGCGGTCCGCTACGCGAAGAACTCAACGCCCGCGAGCCCGACGCCATCGGACGCCCTGCTCTGCCTCAACTCATGGGGCCCGAAGTGGATCACCTACCGCGGCAAGTTCCCCGCCGATCAGCCCGACGGCTCGTTCTGGGTGACGCGAGCCGTGGTCGAGTCGATGCTCCGCCAGAAGGACTCGTTCGCCGTGGGCTCCGTTTCCGGCTTCGGCTGGCGTGACCTCCATAACGGCAACTGGCTCACGCCCGCCCCGCCTGAAACGATCGCCCTGGAGAAGTAGGACCATGGATAGGAAGACGCTCCTCGTCGTGGCGGCCGCCCTGGCCGCCGGCTACTGGCTGGCCTCGTCGCCTGCGGAGACACCACGCCCCGCCGAGCGGCCGGTCGTGCGGTGGATCGCCAGGGCCGCCAGGAGCCTCCTCTGGGTCGCCCTGCTCGCGGAGAAGCCGCCGGTCGAGCCGCAGCCCGACCACCACCTGGCCCGCGCGGAACGTGTCGGCGACGACGGCTATCCGCTCCTCGACAACGCCCGAGGCTGGTGACGTATGTCATTCTGGAACGCGATCCTCGCCTGGCTCGTCTGGCTCTCGGCCGACCCGGCCGCGATCGACCTCGAGGTCCCGAAGGCGTCCGCCGCGGTGGCCGCGGCCCGCGCGTCGATGCTCGTCGAGACGCCGCCCCCGCCGGGGCCGACGCCGACGGCCTGCGACTGCGGGTCGACGTGTGTTCGTGGAGTCTGGAAGCCCGACGGTCGGATCGAGCAACGCTGCCAATGCCAGTGCAAGCGGTGCGAAGCGGAGCGGGCGAAGTCGTCGGCGACGAGCTGCTCGTCCGGGACCTGCTCGCCGCGGACGCGCTGAGAATCGTCCTACGGTAGGACGGCGAGATTCTCCAGCCGGGCTCGCCCATAGGTTCGCGTGCAGGTCACCACCACCTGCACAGGAACACGAACCATGCCCAGCGCCAAGCTCGCCCGCCTCCAGGATGAATCGGCCACCATCTCGGCCGAGATCGAGACCCTCCGGTCCGTCGAGCCGACGAACGACACCGAGAAGGCCCAGGTCGAGGAGCGGATGGCCGAGCTGTCGAAGCGGGCCGACGAGATCGGCGTCCAGGCGAAGGCCGAGCGTGATCTCGACGCGAAGCTCGAGGTCCTGAAGAGCGTCCGGTCAAGCGACTCCGACGCGAAGGCTCCGGCCGTCCGGAAGGCCCCGGCGATCCACGTCCGGGCCGGGAACGTCCAGGGCTTCGACACGGGCGACTCCGCCGTCGTGGCCGGCAACTACCTCCGCAGCCTGGCCCGCGGCGAGCTGCGAGCCATGGGCGAGACCAGCCCGACCTACGACGACAAGGGCGCGGAGCTGACCGCCCCGGCCGAACTCTACGGCTCGATCATCAACGTCCTGAACCGCCAGTCGGTCGGCCTCCGGGTCGCGGCCGTGTTCAACACGATCGCGAAGAAGCTCACGCTCCCGAAGGTCGCCGAGGGTGCCGCGGCGTTCTACGCCGAGGCCGGCGCGGTGACCCCCGCGGACCTGGCGACCAGCGGCGTCGACGTGACGCTCTTCGGTCTCCGGAAGGCCACGGCGGTCTCGAACGACCTGATCGAGGACAGCGTGGTCGACGTGGCCCAGCTCTTCTCGACGAACACGGGGAACGCGTTCGCGTCGAAGATCGACTACGCCTGGCTCCAGGGCGACGCAACCGCCGGGATCGACGGCCTCGTCGGCGAGGTGACGAACAACGTGGTCGTGGCCTCGGCCAATGACACCACGGCTACCGAGCTGGCCCAGATGGTCGGCCAGGTCGACCCGCTCGCGATGAACACCGCCTGGGTGGTCTCGCCGGTCGGGTTCGGTGCCCTGCTCGCAGCCCACGCCGGAACCGGGACCGCGATGATCTCCGACGCGATGCAGCCGACGGTCTACGGCCGGCCGGTCTACGTCACGAACGGCCTCCCCGCCGGGACCATCGCCCTCTACGGCGATTTCTCGATGGCGACCGCCGTCGCCGTGAAGGCCTCCGGCCTCCGCGTCGAAGCCCTCCGGGAACTCCAGGCCCTGAACGACCAGACGGTGTTCGTGGCGAAGCAGCGGGTCGGCATCGCCAACCACGCCCCCGAGTTCGTCTCGAAGCTCGTGATCGACTGAGGTTGATTCAGCCCGAGACCCCGACACGATGGCGGCCGGGGCTGGCAGGGATGCCGGCTCCGGCCGTCAGCACATAAGGAGGCACCGTGGAGGCGCTGCGACTGATCAAGGCCTACCGCGGCTACCGGGCCGGCGAGGTGATCCACGCGACGCCGCAACTGGCCGCCACGCTGAAGAACGAAGGCGTAGCGGTCCCCGAGTCCCAGCGGACGTTCCTCGCGGCCGAAGGGGCCGAGCGGGCCGTCGAGGCCAGGTCGAACGTCGAGACCCGATAGGAGGCCCGCCATGAGGCCCGACACGATCAAGGTTCTGGAGTGGCCGGTCGTCGAGCCCGTCAGCCTGACGGAGGCCCGTCAGCAAGTCGGCCTCATGCCAGACCAGACGGAGTTCGACGCGTTCCTCCTCCGGGCGATCGCGACCGGCCGCCGGCTGATCGAGCGACGCCTCGGCCTGACGCTCGTCGCGACCCAGTATAGGGCCACCTGGCAGGTCGCCCCCGCGGTCCTCGACCTCCCGGCCCCGCCGCTCCTCGAGGACGGCGACGACTACGTCCTGGCCGTGACGGTCGACGACGTGGCGGTCTCGGCCGCCGACTACGAGATCGACGCCGACGCGATGCCGGCGACCGTGACCTTCGACTCCGTCCCGAGCGGGAAAGTTGTCGCGACCTACTGGGCCGGCGTGGCCCCTGGGACCGAGATCGAGCCGACGCTGAAGTCTGCCCTCCTGATGTACGTCGCCCACGCGTTCGAGAATCGGGGGATCCTGGCCGACGGCTCGTCGGCCGAGCTGCCGCAAGGCTTCGAGACGCTCCTCGCCGCCAGCTCGTGGAACGGGGGCTGGTGATGGCTCGACGCCCGGCTGGAGCCTATCGCGAAGTCTTCGCCGTCGAGGCCCCGACGCGGACCCGCAACGCGGCCGGCGGCACGGTCGAGACCTGGTCCGAGGTCTGTCGCGTCTACGGCTCCTATGAGGCGATCACTTACTCCGAGCAGGCCCGCCGCGGCCAGATCGGCGGCGGGATCTCGGCGACGGTGTTCACGCGCTACCGAGACGACATCACCGGCGAGTGTCGGCTCCGATGGATCTCGCGGAGCGACCGGCTCCTCTACGTCTCGGCCGTCGTCGAGCAGGGGAACCGCGAGGACCTCGAGCTGACCGTGGAGGAGCAGGCCGCATGATCTCGCTCTCCTGGAACTCCAGCTTCGAGCCGAACTCCTACGACCTGGAGCCGCAGATCAAGGCGCTGATGGAACGCTACCGCGCTCTGCCTCGGCACATCGCAAAGAAGCACCTGAAAGCGGTCATGCGCCGCGTCCTGAAGGGAGGCGTCCCGATCCTCCGCAGGAACACGCCGCCGCTCGACACTCGCCGCGGCCGCCGCAAGAAGGGCGAGAAGGCCCGGTCGTCCGGGGCTCTCCGTCGGGCCGTGACGGTCCGCGTCGGACAGACCGGCGGAAACGGAGACTTTAACTCTTTCGTTTACGGCGTCCTCGGCTACAAGGCCTCTTTCGAGTCGCGAAAGGCGATCTGGCTCCAGTTCGGCACGAGCCGCGGCGTCCGCGCTTACTCGATGATGGAGAAGACGCTCGCCGAGTTCGGGCCCGTCTCTGCCCAGCAGCTCGCCGCGGAGATGGCCGCGGCGTTCGACAAGGCCGTGGCCGAGGTCGCCGGCGGCCAGAACCCAGGGAGAGCGTAATGGCCCAGCCTCATGTCTGGCTAAAAGAGGCGATCGAGGAGGCGACCGAGGTCACCGCCTGGCCTGTCGGCATGACCGGCAAGGAAGGGCCGCCGTTCGTGATTTACGCCCGGGAGGCGACAAGCCGCGAGCAGCTCCTCCAGGATCTCCTCGAGGAGGAGCCGGTTCTCGACGTGACTCCGCCGGTCGCCACGTTCACGGTCGGGGTCTACGCCGACGACTACGTCCAGGCCTGGGAGATCGCCGGGAAGATCACCGTGGCCATCCACAAGTTCGCCGGCACGGCCCACGACGTGAGCGTCGAGGTCTGCATGGTTCGGGACGAGCGGGACGGCCAGCCCGAGTACCTCGAAGGCCGCGAGGTCCCGACGTTCGTCGTCGAGCAGACCGTCGAGATCCGCTGGGCCGAGTGAGATTCTCCAGCGGTCCGCAGTTTTACGATTTACGGACACTCACGGAGCCCTCCTATGCCACTCTCCACGCTGCCGACGACGGGGCCGACGATCCCGGCCGGAGCGAATAGCGTCAGCCTGAAAGAGATCGACGTGGCGTCGACCGCGAAGAAGGAAGACGTGACCACGCTTTCCTCGGAGGAGCGGGAATACGCCGACCCTCCGCTGATCGAAGCCGGCGACACTACCGCTACGGCCACCTGTTCGGCGAGCGGATTCGTGATGTCAACGACCACGATCGCCCCGACGGCGATCGAGACGACGACCGGCTGGATCTGCGAAGACTGCGAGTTCGTCTACGAGGCTGGCAAGTACGCGACCTGGTCCGCGAACTGGTCTTACTATCCCGAGGAGGCCTGATCTATGTCGCTCGTATCCTCCCAGGGCGTCTCGTTCGGCAGTCTGGCCGGGGTGAAGAAGCTCACGATCAAGAAGGCCCGCGCCTCGTCGGCCACCTCCAGCAAACTGGACGCTTCAACGCTGTCGATCGCCCACGGCGGGAACCGAGTCTACGAGGACGGCCTGACCGACAACGGCCCGAACGGAGCCACGAACGGCGGGATCACGACCACGGCGACCGTCGAGTTCCTTGGGACCGGCCCGAACTCCGGAGACACCGTCACATATGGTGGCGTGACGCTCAAATGTACCGAGGTCGAGCGGAACAACTCCGCCGGCGAACTGGCGGGCGGGACGGCGAACTATACGTCGGACTATTCCTGATCAAGGGGTAGCCCATGCCAGATAGTAGCCAGGGTTCCGACGTGATCTGGAACTACCAGACCATCGGCTACCTGACCGGGTTCCAGTGTTCCCCCGGCTCCGCGGTGTTCGCCGAGAAGACGAACGTGACTTCTGCGGTCGTCGGCACCGGCGCGAACTCTCGCGTCGTGAAACAGTACGACTGCGTCGCGATTGAACCAGGCAGCGTCTCGGTCACCATGTACGGCGTCCCGCCTTACGTCGTCGACGACATCGGCGTAAAGGGGCCGCTACAACTTGCGACCCCAGGCGGGAGCCTGTCCTGCGACGCCTATCTCGAATCCTTCGAGGTTACCGGAAGCGTCGGCGAGTGGCTGGCCGGCCAGGCACGATTCAGAATCGCGTAGGAGCCATAGATGAAACTTGACCAGGACTTTTTCGGAGCAGGTTCTGACGTTGTGGCCGTGGAGGTCCCGGGCCGCGAGAAGCCTGTCCACCTGCGATACCCGTCGTTCGGCGAGTGGCACGAGCTGGCGACGGCCCACCAGGCCCTCGCCGAAGAGAAGAAGACGCCGTCGGCCGACCTGATCACGAAGACGCTCGCCTACTGCCTGGCGGACGAGAACGGGAAGCGACTCCTCGCCAGCAACGGCGAGGCGAAGCAGCTCCTCGACTGCTCGCCGAGGCTGGTGATGCACGTCTACAAGCGGGCATGGGAGACGGTGCTGAAAAACGACGACGAGTCGATCGGAGCAATCGAAAAAAACTCAGAAGCCAGTCGGGGATGATCGAGCGGTTCATCTATCGGCTGGCGGCTCACCTGCGAATCGGACACGTCGAGGAGTGGAAACAGGAGGTATCGGTTCGACAGGTTCAGAGGTGGATCGCCTACTACCGCGTGGAGCCATTCGGCGAGGACTGGAGCCGGACCGCGAGGCAGACGCTGATGATCCTCTGCGGCCTGGGATGTAACGTCGACGAGCAGTTCCTGGAGAAGTTCCTTCCGAGCTATGACCCGAATCGCCCCATGACCGAGGACGAGATCAACGCCGAGCTGACGAAGTTCGCCCGGATCGCGAAGCCCACGAGCTGACCATGGCCGCCATCGGAAAAGTATCCGCCGTTTTCACCGCAAGCACCTCCGGGCTCACGTCCGGCGTGAAGTCTGCGCAGGCCAGCCTGTCGAGCCTCGAGGCGTCGACGCGGTCCCTGTCGTCTGGGATGCGAGCCCTGGTCGCGATCCAGGGGGCGCAGTTTTTTGGGTCGATCGCATCCGGGGCCCTCTCGGCCGCCAGGTCTCTTGTCAGTCTCGGAAACGCCGCGGCGTCTGGGATCTCTGCGGCCGTCGAGCAGGCCACATCCCTCGGCGAAGAAACATCGAAAAGCGCGGTCGTGTTCGGCGATTCTGCGGCGAAGGTGATGGAGTTCGCGAAGAGCGCCGAGGCTATTGGTCTCTCGACGGCGTCGGCGCTCCAGGCCACCGGCGCGTTCGGGAACCTGTTCACCGCCATGGGCCTCGGAAGCCAGCAGGCCGCCGACTACGCTACCAGCATGACGGCCCTGGGGGCCGACCTGGCTTCGTTCAACAACTCCACCGTAGACGACGCTGTTCAGGCGATAGGAGCAGCCCTCCGAGGCGAAGCGGAGCCGATCAGGCGGTTCGGCGTTCTCCTTGATGACGCGACGCTGAAGCAGGAGGCGCTCTCCCAGCGTCTGATCTCTTCGACCTCTGGGGCTCTCACGCCGGCGATCAAGGCCCAGGCCGCATACGCCGCGATCCTGAAGCAGACGACGGCCGCACAAGGTGACTTTGCGAGAACCAGCGGATCGCTCGCAAACCTGGGCCGCGTCGTTCAATCGCAGGCGTCCAATATCCTCGGGGATGTGGGGGCGGCGTTTGCTCCTCTGTTCCAGTCTGCGGTCTCTGCTATCTCCAGCGTCCTGTCCGCTGTTCGGCCTTTTATTTCGGAGGTCGCAGAGGGAGTTCGTGGAAGCCTGGCGACCATCGGAGTCGCGATCACGAACGTCGCGTCTGGCTTCGTCTCGTTCGTTCAGACGCTCGACGGCGTGAACCTTGGCCAGGCGATCGGAGACGCTCTAATCCAGGGCGCTACGTTCCTCGCCGGCGTCGGCGATTTCCTGATCGCAAACCTGTCGAACGTCTGGGGATTCGCGTCGCAGGTCGGAGGCCAGTGGAACGCCGTTTCCGATATCTTCAATCGTGCCGCGTCGTTCCTGTCCGCCGTGTTCAACGGGGCCCAGGCTGGGCTCGGCGTGGTGATTCTTGGGTTCTCCTCGGCGTTCCAGGGGCTGGCCGAGATCGCCCAGTCGATCGGCCAATATCTCGGATTCGACACCGCGTCAATCGACGCGGTCGTCGCAGGTGCCCAGGCGTTCAACAGTCAGATCCAGAGCGGGATAAACGAGAACCTCGCAGCACAGCAGGCAGGGCTCGCGGCCGCGTTCGGTCCCGCTCAGGCCGCCTCCGCCGGCCAGGCGATCGCGGGCCCGCTCACGACCTCGCTCCAGGCCGCCCAGGCGAGGGCCCAGGAGGCCGCAAGCCAGATCGGACAAGCCACGTCGAAGCCTGTCGACGTGAAGCAGTCCGTCGAGCTGTCTGGCGTGAACGAGGCGATCAAGGGGATCGACTCCAGGTCAAAGGAAGGCGTCGCCGAGATGTTCCGGCTGATGCGCGGCGACGGCGGGAACGTGCAGGAGCAGCAGCTCGGGGTACTCGAGCAGATCGCCGAGAACACCGCCGGCATGGGCGAAGACGTTCTATTCCCGATCGGAGCCTGACGTATGGCCTGGGTGAACTACCAGCGGATCCTCGGCGGGACCTCGATCACCGGCAAGTTCGGTGAGTCGATGCAGGCGACGGAGAAGTGGCAGATCCG